GAGTATACGGGTTTAGTCCACTTCCTGATTCGAGACGTACAGCGAGAGGGGTAAGAACAGGGCTTCCGAATGTACAGTAACTCAAAGGAGGAGTACTAAAAAAGCCTACGTTATATAATATATTTTCCGCTGCATGTATCTTAAAAGGATTTGCACTATTTAATTCTCCATTCGTAATTAGAGTTTCACTGCCTGATAATTCACCGTTATATTTCTTATCTTGAGTTGCTTGATGAGTTTTTATATAGGTACCTAGGGGAGTTTGAACAAAACTGCTGTCAGCGTTAGAAATATAATTATCAGTTCCTCCATAAGATCCCCCGCTTGATCCTGAAATAAATCCTGTCTCAGTTGAAGAATTATAAACAAATGCGTTATCTACAGAACCGCTATCAATTACATCGACAGATGATTCTGGTGATTTAATCTTACTCCTGGTAAGTAAGCTTGGCTTTATAATTACACCTGTATCCGCAACCGTTCTTGCAGGTATAAAATCCCTTACAATTTTAAAGATTACGTTATCAAAGAATTTAATTAGTCTTACAAAATCTGCTAAATTATATTGAGTTAGATTCTCTGTAATCTCATTGATAACAGGAGTAAGAGCATCGTATTTATATTTATATAAATCACTAGGATCTCCTATATAATTGTCTATGTTGAAATTCGATAAGGTAGGGCTTGCTAAAGAAGCAGAGAGAATGTAATTATCTATATTATCTGAAGGAGAAAATCCTATATCGATTTTATGTAGATCATCTGTGTATTTACTTACTGTTTTATAGGTAGAAGTATTTTCAGATAAAGTATTACCTGCGATAAGACTCCCTGTATTGTCCAGTCTTATTTTTCCTAATGAGCTTGTATAATACTGGTAATCACCGAAATGAGGTGCAGAATCTATATTTCTTCCTCCAAAGAATTTTACGGTTAAAATATCAGAAGGGATACCAAAACAGTTAATCAACGCTCTAACTCCTCTTTCTGTTCCTTTTGCTTTTAAAATCAAAGGTAAATTATGGTAGATTCTTTTGTAAATCTCTTTTTGATAATCCGTATAAGAGACTGGTTCTGAAGGAGTTCCTGTAATTCCAGAGCCTGTAATGTATGTTATTGCTGCAATACTGTGACTAATAATCTCCTGACCTGGTTTATAACTCTGGTCTAAAAAGCCTCCAAATAGGTCTTGTAGGGATTTATTAGAAGTATAGAGTTTTACTCCAAAATTCTGTAGAGTTTCCGAGATTAGATCTTTAGAGACTCCGAAATCTAATCTATTATCTGCATCATATTTATCTGTCACCGCTTTTGCATATAGCCATAGATTATCGAAATGCTGACCTAACATATGAATAAACGTAAGTAGGTTCATATTAGCATTATCATCTCTCAAGTAAACAGGTATACCGTTTTCTAGAGAACTAAAATTAGAATTATCAAAGCCTATTGCTGCTGCTGATTGAGAGGCGTACCATAGAATAGCTGTACTGCTATTACTGGGCAGGTTGATATATGGCTTAGTTCCTGTTTGTTTTGGCCAAGATGTAGGGGTATTTTCGTAATAAAGATATCTTTCGTATAAATCGAAATTATTAAGACTACCTGTAATTAAATTCTCATAATAAGAAATACTCCCTGTTACGCCCTGTGAGCCTGATGTTGCTGAAGCAATTATAGCTATGCTGCTGCTGTATGATTGAATTAAATCAAGCTTGTATTTAAAATTAGCTAATCTCTCTTGTGCAGAGGAGAAATGTACGAAATTACTATAATCAGTAAAATCTACACTTATTTCAGCACCTTTTTCGTTTAAAAGAGAATATAGCTGGCTATTTGTATTATTAACTGGGTAACTAAAGAGATCGTTATAGTCGTAGTATTGGGAAGGGACTACTGTTTCATCCTGGATATCTATGTTAAAATTCGGTGGACTTAAAGTAGGCAGGGTAGGTATATCCGGAGTTATTGTTACGTCTACTTCGTAAGCAACAGAATCTGATATGAATTCAACTATTTGTAATTTAGTTTTTTCAGAGAACTGTACAGGAAGCGGTTCATAGAGCTTAACAGCTAAAACTGTTTCCCCACTTATCTGCAGGATATCTACATTAGTTCCTATAAATAAATTATTGTCTTTAAAATTCAACCTAAACTCAGCAAAATAAGATTCACTGTTTATTTTATTTTTTAAATCCTGCGTATAGGTTGTTAACTGGTCTGCAGTTAATTGAAGGGACTGTAATAATAATTCTGTCCTGTCCTCAGAAATGCTTTTAACATAGAATTCTGTTTGCTCTTTATTCTCGGAAAACAGATCGTTAAGGAAGTGGTAGAGTAATTTTACTCCTCCTACCGGATAACCGTAATTAACAGCATCCTGTACAGGGTCAATTGTGAGTATACTTGCTCCTGTTTTCCCTGCAGATTGAGCATTTCCTAGTTGCTTGTAAGAGGAATAATCATAGAAGCTATCAATTACGTTGTCTGATAAATCTAAGATGTGTAATTCAACTATATTCTTAGTACTATCAAAAAGATTGTTAATCTGAAAATTAGTAACTAAGGCTTTATCCTCATTACTGTATTGTTCTACTCCTGCTATGGAGTCAGGCATATCTTGGGTTACTATGTAATCTATTTCTGCCATTATGCAACTGTGGTTTGTAGTGTAAGTATTTGTTGGTTTGCTAGGAGCAATTGAGCTCTTAGTTGAGAAATTTCATCCAATAAAGGCTGAATTTCTTGTGTGGTTTGATCAAAATGAGCTATTTCAGAGCTTCTTCTTATTAGATACTCATGAGAGTTTGTTGGACCTTGCACATCGATTACGTAATATAATTTATCATACAGTCTAAACAATTCTTCTGGAGTGTCTAGATCCTGGGCTTGTAATGATTGTATGTAGGTCCTAAAGGAATTATCAACTACTTTGCTAAATTCCTTATTACTAAAAACTGTTCTCTGTATCTGTACATTATTGTCCATTTCTGACTACTTTAAAGATATTACTATTATCTACTACAGTTGTGCTTCCGTCCAGTACTGTTTTTACTAATATACGGTAATATCTTTCAGGTTGCAACCCATCCATGTATATGTCAAAAAATGGACCTGTAGGATCGCAGCTTATTTTTGTAAAGCTTGAATCAAAGTCAATAATCATTTCTTCTGTATTTTCATCCCTTACTCCCCAATAAGAACCGGAAGGCAAGGCATAATTCACCAGGTACGAAGAAGAGGTTGTGAAAGTTCTTGGAGGAAAAGTAGGTTTTGTAGCAAGTCTAAACCGCTGTTTACCTTCATCTACATATTTACCGGTATTATTACTAATTTGAATTGTTGCTTGACTTGTTGAGAGTATAGATAGACTCCCTGTATTGTAAGTACTATCGTCCCATTTTATATCTAAAGAGGGAGGATATATTGTATTCGTATTAGATCCGTAATACTTTAATCTAATAGAGGAAGTTGTATTAAATTCTAAAGTACTTGGTAGCTTAAGGATGAATCCTTGATTCTGTATTGTGCCACTAATAAACAATTTGATTGCGGGAGTTACATCAATATCCACGTCGTTACTGGAATTCAGTACATGGGGCTGTACAGATTCTAAATTTATTCCGTTTGAACCTGTGTACCAGGTACCCCCTCCAGGAACTCTGGAGTTAAATGATCCTGTAACGCCGGTAGGGAAGGAGTTAGTTAACCATGCATTTTGCTGACCTGCATTTATAAATGTCCAGGATACCCCTGAAGTGTCTGTTGGGATATCCCCGTATTTTCCTACTCCTGCATCCCAGTCCGTACTTGCTGCTACAGGATATGCATATAGGTTATAATTAACTGGAATTTGATAAGCATCTGCTAAGTATATATGTAGACTTGCACTATAAGAATTAGTACCTACTAGGGAGGTTAATACTCCTTGAATATCCTCTGTATCGTATTTTATTAAGATCCTGTTAGTCTGCCCTGTACCGAAAACATCAGAATAACCTCCTATTTCTGTTATTTCATCTTTCCCTGCATTTCCTGTCGGGATATCAGAAAAGATAAACGTATCTTTTTCTGGAAATATTTTATATACTGCCATATCTTATAGTGTTGTTATTCTTCCTTTTATATCTATATCCGGGAATTTCAATTCAAAAATCATCGGATCGTAAGAAGGGTAAATTATGTTATTTCTAGTTGCTCCTTTAATATCATAAGCGTATTGTGAATACACTCCTCCTGCCAGATTCACTATTTCGATTTTTTGTACTGTTTGTACTCCTTTTTGGTTATCTAATAATGTAAATATGTCTGAAATATTTATCGGCTGGTTTATGCTCCAATTTGAAATATTAAAGTAATCCTGAACTGCTGCAGTGCATGTCAGTAGCACGTCTCTGCCCATATAATGAGGTTTCAGTACTATATCGTAAGATATTCCTATATTAACTACAAAAGCGTCTCTAATATTAAGAGCATCTGTCACCATCATATACTGTGAGAGATACGTTTTTAAGTTATTTTTTAGAGTAGGGGATGCTTGTATTAGATTCTTATTAATATCGTATGCAAGAGTATATAGGGAGAGGGATAGCGGATTGCTGTCAATAAGTAAATCTGTTCTTAAATTAGGATTTGTTAGTTGATCTTGAACAACGTGTACTTTTGCAATTGAACCATACTTAGAAGGTAGGGAAAGTGCTCTAACTAGATAATCCGATAAAGTAACTGCCCTTCCTTGTTCACTAAAAGCCCTTATAGAATTTTGTCTAAGCTCTTCTACTGAATCTCCGTCTTTCCCACCTACTGCTGGTAAGGGGTTATTAAAAGTAACCGAAGAGGTGTCTCCTGATACTGCTCCTCCGTATGATACTAATGTCGTAATCGTATTTGCCGGGACATTCGCTGATACTCCTCCTCCTGTCAGATATTTTATAGTTAAGGTTAATCCTGAAGAAGGAGCTAAACCGTATGTCTGGGTATAGATAAAGTTAGAAGGATCATAAGCGTAGTCTAGTCTAGAGATTCCTTGAGAGCTTGAACCTAAACCTACGTTAGTAGGGTCGGGAGTTATTTGTTCATCTGTTACACTGGTGCCAATAATTCCTGCTCCGAACTGTACTGTAAGGTCCCCTGTTGAAGTAAATCTCGTTACGAATCTTCTAGGGACTTTCTGAAGAGATAGGGTATAGGGAACTGAACTACTATCATTTCCTGAATTTGCATTATCTAAGAATATAGTGTCTTGTCCTAAAAAAGGAACTTCATACCACGTATTATTACTGCTATCGGTGATTGAAAGTACTCCTAGTATGTTTGTATCCGAGATTGTGATTGTCTTGAATTTCTCTACAGAAGTAATGGTCTCGGTATGTGTTGATATTTGTCCAGAATACGCATCGACCTGTTTTACTAAGTTAAAGCTATCAGGTTGTCCGTTTGTATCTAAGGAAGCAACTCGAACTGTTGTCGGATCGTATGAACTAGAGAAAGAGAAATCAACCGGAGTGTCTGTAATAAAATTAGTTTGCCCGTTTGAAGTGGATTTTACAACAGTATTAGCGGGTATCACTAGAGTCTGAGACCAGTCAGGCTCTCCTCCGGTAACTACTCCTACGGTTTGGCTTACTTCTAGAGTTACTTGAGATACTGTAGATATTTTTGGACGATATCCCATCTGGTATGCCAGTGTATATAGGTTAGCGGGATTCTTAGCATACTGTAAATATGTCTCTTGTAGTTGTGTATCTTGGTAAAATGATAATACATCTCCTACGTAAGCTGCCATTTCAATGAACATCGTTCCTGGTGCAGCTGGAGAGAAGTCATTATATGTGTCTGGAAAATAATTCTGAGCATACTCTATTAACTGAGCTCTAAAGTCAGTAAAGGTCTTATTTACGTATTTTATATCTCTATCTTGAGTCATTATTGTGCAAAGTTAATTGATAGTTGATCTTGTATATTTGTTTGAAGAACTCCATACTGTATGTAAATCGTAATAGTATTTGAATCTTGTAATTCCGATACTACCATGTTAACTATGTCTACTGTAGGGAACCAGTTATTTATTCCTGAGCGTATTCTTTCTTTAATTTCATCTTCTTTATCAGCAGTCATTTGCTCGAAAAGCATCCCCCGTATACCTGCCCCGAAACTGGGATTAAAATATCTCTCTCCTGGTTCGGTTAACAGAAAATTAATTAGGTTAGACTTAAGAGCATCCTTGGTAGTATAGGTGGAATTAAATACATCCTTTGCTGAAAAAGGTATACTTACTCCTACTGCTTTTCTGGGCTGTAAATCTAAAGGATCAATTTTCTGTATTTGAAATGCCATTTTTATAGTGCTCTTGCTTTATCTTTTTCTAGAGATGCTTTATAAATTGCTGCTGCTTTAGATACGAAATCCATTTCAGTAGAAGCAAAAGACTGTACTGGTGTAGGTGTGAACTGTTCCATCATATTCATTCCTAATCCCGGTGCCTGTACTAACCCTTCTGTCACACTTGCTAGATTTTTGTACTCCTCTTGAGTCATACTTGCTTTTGTCATATTGAAAATCTCTTGTAAAGCATTTACTCCTGTTTTTTCAGGGGAAAGGCTTTTAGGAGCAACAGGACGAGGAGTTTGTTGGTATTTTATTTCAGGAGTTTTTTTAGGAATTCTTTCTTGTACATCTTCTGATAAAATTCTTGTTAGTTCTTCCCTAACGGCTTCTCTAACGGCTTCTTTTATTAGATTCTTAAAAACTTCTGGTTTCATAATAATAAATAGTTGTATTAAGGTAATTGATTATCTATTCTAAATTTTATCTCATCTAAGAGTACTTGAGTGTTTGCACTAAAGGAAGACTCCCCTATCATTACAGTAATTCCTTCTTTATCCTTTGCAATAGCGTACCTTTTCGGAGCGATTTTCGGTGAATTCGGGTCTTGTATAATAGATAGGGTATATCCTTTATATAGGTAATTTGCATCAGGAGTTCCTTCCGATCCTGTATTTGCAGGGGGCTGTGCTAATGCTGTTAGTGCTGCTATGTCAGGAGAGGTTCTACTACATTCTTCGATTAATGAATCTAAGGTAGAAAGACGATCGAGAAGTCCTTGAACTGTGCTTGTAGCTCCTGATATTAATGAGGATAGGGCTTTACTATCAGCTTCTAATCCGTCTAGTGTCTTATTTAGTTGAATAAGAGTATCACTATACCGTGTAAGGATATTAATTGGAATACCTATACCTCCTGTCATTGGAGGTATGATTGCTGTCGGAATAGGTATATTCTTAATAACTGTAATCGCAGCTGTTACTCCTATAATCGTTCCGTTTAAAGTATTTACGAAGGAGTTTAAGCTTGAGATTCTTCTACTAAAGCTATTAACTGCTGTTGTTAAGTTGTTTTTTAGCTTTATGGTGTTTTGAAGATCTTGTGAGGAAGGGCAGGCGTTTTGAAATTTAGAAAGAGCAGTCAGGAGTTGGCTTTCAACCTGTGAAGTTAGGTTTCCCTGGAGGGTTCCTATTTGATTTGCTATTGTTCCTGCTATACTGCTATATGCTGCCATTATTCTGTAAAGACTTTTTTAGATTGAAATAAAGCGTATTGAGTTTTTAAAGTACTTATCGCCGCTTGTACGCTTGGTCCTGCAACATTCAAAGAGATTACTGCACCTGCTCCTACTGCAGAAGCTGAAGACATTGCATTAGCAACTGTCTCTAAGGTAGCTAAGAGTGTACCTAACCAGTTTTCTAACTGTTTACCTAATATAACTGGTTGCTGAAAGCTTGTTGTTGCTTTTCTAGCTCCTGCCCCTAAATATACCTTTTTACTATCTACACAGAAATACTCAGTCGAATCTATATTCACGGAGTTTGCATTTATTCCGACAGATTCTTTTCCTGATATTAATACGCTATCTTGTTTAGCATTCAGATAAAGTCTATCTGCATTCATCAAGATTTGATTTCCTTTGTATTTATCTGAAGCTAAAGGGAGCGTGTTATAGGAATCTCTTTTAGTATTCGAAGCTAGTAGATTTGCTTTATGGTCGGAAAGAAAATACAGTGAACTATAGTCCTTATTTATATCCTCATAAATTAAATCAGATCCATTTGTTGTATTAATTTGTCCGTTACTAATTAAAATAACAGGCTTACCGTTATTTGTATCGTCAATTAAATCTAAATTTTTTCCTTTATACCCTCCCAGTCTAATTGTATTTCCCAGTCTTCCTTCAAGTAAATAATCCCCTGAATTAGCTTGTAGGGGATTGATGTTTTTCTGTTCCGGTACTCCTAGTAGATTAGACTTCCACTCTAATTGCTTAGTATCTGGAGAGGCGTTATGGTGAGGATGGTTCCAGACACTCACTATACTTGTCCAATAGGTTTGGGTTACTCCTGGATTCTGCAAAGAGGTAGCTCCTGGATTAGAAGATAAAGTAACGATTTCTCCTATTAAAGGTAACTGCCTGGAAGTTGCACTTCCTTGAAAAGCAAAATTCAGTTTATCTATATCCTCTTCATTTGTTGCTGAAGTGGTTATTCTATAATATACTCCGTTTATTTTAGAAGCATCAGTACATCTAGGATCGTCGAAAGATAAAATAATATCAATAACTCGCCCGTACATGATAGGTGCTGCAGGGGTAGATAGATTCCCCCTTCCATTAGAGGTTAAAGCAACTGAACTTACGTGCGAATCAAAAGCCATTATTTCTCTTCTTTTTTATCT